ATGTTGAGATGGTCTAAAGTCGGGTGCACCTTCACCTGTAACAAACCAAGCTGGGTGTGTAACTCTTACTCTGTTGTTAGGTAGTGCAACTATATTACCAGTCCATTCACCCGCATCTAAAAGCTCTAGAACATGACTGCTTTTATGTTGAGCGGGATCATCTGCAATCTCACTTTCAGCATAATCAACTGTAAAATAATATTTTGCAGGAAACATTTTGCCATCAATTTTAGCTAGCCAAGGACAAGGCGTAGCTCTATCAATAACATATACTGAGTTGTGATGAGAGGAACAATCCCAAGGTTGTGCATCATGTACTGCCATAGGGTTCGGCCATTCTTCAAAAGGCGTGTCGCCTACTAAGGCTGTTATTGGCATCCTAGCCCACATAGCACCGCCATGAACCGTATCTTCAGGCTCGCCTTCAGCTTCAACACCAGTAAAAATTATATGAAAACTAAGGCATCTATTTGGCATAGTTGTAACGCCAACAGCCATAGCATGCAAAAACTCACCATGATATTTATCATGATTATGCGTGTATTCTCTCCTCACCCAACATTTAAAATGAGGTATATTACTATACAGATAAGCCACTACTACTTATCCTTTTCCGCCCTTTTTCCCACCTTTTGAGTTTCCTTTGACCATCATGCCCTTTCTATATCCAGGTAATTTTTTGCCACCCATAGATCCGCCTTTTGACATGCCTGGTAGTTTTTTACCACCCATAGCTCCACCTTTAGACATACCTGGTAATTTTTTACCACCAGCTATACCACCTTTGGAGTATTTTTTCATACCGCCTTTTTTACCACCTTTTCCATATCCTTTTGTTTTTTTATACATAATATTTCCTAACTTATGGTTGTTACTTTCTTTCTTGGTTTCATAACGGCTCCGCAACCTTTTGCAATAAAACCGCCTCCATTTAATTTAAGCTTGTTTTGTTTTTTCATATTTTTTTCAATAACAGACTCCATATGTTTTTCATATGAATTTTGCATACCGTCACTCATTCCAAATTTTTTGTTCTTACTTGGCATACCGCCTCCTGATAATTTATTAGAAACATTTATTGGTCTACCCCTTCTTCTAGGGTTTGGGTCTTTACGTCTTTTTCTTGCTACTAATTTTTTTCTTTCTTCTCTACTTAAACTTCTTGCTTTTTTGCTTGGCAAACATTTTGGTTTACCTTCTGACTTTTTTCTACCACCACAAGAACCTTTTATGGATCCATCTGCTCCTATACGAACCCAGTTTTCATCTAACCATTGTTTTAACTGACCCATAACTTAACCAGATGATCTCATTACAGCACCAAAACCAGCTCTAGCTATACCTCCTCCTGCAAATTTTCTTTTTTTCTTTTTAGATTTTTTTGCATAATTAGGATCTTTGCAATATTTTGACGCTGCTAAATTGGCATATGCGCTGGGATAAACATCAAAAGTTCTCTTAGCCCAAGCTTTGCCTTCGGGACATATTTTACCTTTACTCTTTGCTTTCTTTGCCATTATTTTATTCTACCAAATTTTTCTTTAACATTTCCATCTTCGTCTTGCTTGACGTATTCTTGAATTTGGATTGTTTCTAGTTTTTGCTGAACTACGTTTTAACTGGCCAAGTGATCTAGCGCAATATGATTTTCTTCTTTTTGCAGCTGCAGATCCTTTCTTGACTTTACCTGTAACAGCACCTTTTAATTTTGAGCCTGGGTTTTTTCTACGATACTCTTTGATACCTTTTTTTGTCATACCAGCACCTTTTTTAGTAGGGCGGTAATTGCCACCCTTACCAACGGTTCTACGTATTTGTTTTGCTCGTTTTCTTACTGCCATATTTAAAATGCAGTAGTGCCATAAGACACTACTACTTGTTTTTTCATACTAAGAGTGAAAAACGGTTACTCTATCTATATTGCTCAAAACAACATGAATACCATCTTCAAATAAAACTCCTGAATCAGGAATATTCATAGTTTCAGTATCATTTGCGTTGCAAGGAGCTATTAATATGGTAGAGCCTGATACAGAACCATCTCTAAAGGTAACAGTACCGTCAGATGATCCTCCAGCTATTATATAGCCTCTTAACCTCGCTCTACCGTTTTGCAATACTGCTCCACCAGTAGCAGAGGAAGTGCTTGTAGCTGTTTTTACATCTGATCCTACAATTCTACCTGCCATATTTATCTCCTAGTATTAAGCGTCAGCAAATGGAGTAACTAAAGTTCCTGAACCTAAAGTGATTCCTTCTACAGCATACTTAGCGCTTGCTATAGCGTGAACTTTAATAATACTTCCTGCTAATCCGCCTTTGGTTGATCCGTTAAGTGTAATAACGTCATTAGATGCACCTGAAATAAAGGTTTTACCTGTTGCGTTGTTAACACCAGTATATAAACCACCAACAAACTTATCAGTACCGTCTGTTTTGATATCTAAATCAGTCGCAGCAGTAACAATAACAAAAGTAAATGATGCGCCTAAGTTATTAAGTTGATTTGGATCTGTTGGATCGTTTGGTGTAGTAGTAACAATTGAAGGTAAAGTAAACTTACCATCTGCGTCATTACATAAAAGTATCTTACCTGCATGTGCGTCTACAGTTAAGGATGTGTCAGCTGTAAGACTTACAGTTGCGTTAGTCCCTGCTGAAATAAATCCCGCCAAAGATTTGACTGGACCTGAAAAAGTTGATTTAGCCATTTTTTGCTCCTAACTAAATATGTTGCACCATCTTTGGAGTAAGTCTGCCGAGCCAGTTGGGGCAACTATTAATCTCGGTTTAGATAATCTTACTTGATTTAGTCGTTTTGGGGAAGGGAATCTTTAGCTTCTAATACTTTTTCCCTTGAATTGAATAACGCTTGATACGCTTCTTTTATTTCAGGATCCTTTCCATAGTGGTTTAGCATGTCTTGACCAATCATTTCAATAAGAGATAAAACTGTAATCATTCTACCTTTTATATCTTTTTTTGGATCATCATCTGACATTTTTATTTCCTTAATTTTTTGTCTAATTTCATAACCGTCAAGCCAATTTCTGACGTTTATTATTTTTTTCTTAAAATTTGGATAGCTCTCCCAATCTCTTATTTCCTCTACGGACCGACCACATCCTTGACAAATTTCGTCAAAAGGAGCCATAGACGTAGTGCAACGTCCAGAACAAGGTGAGTTTGCTAATGACAAACTTGTATGTAAACCAGTATTCATTTTCAGTCGGTTTTTACTGATTGTATAACAAATTTTAAAAAATAAAAAGGGAGGTAAAAACCTCCCTTATAGAACTCTTACGAATTCAGATTGTAATCAAAGATTACGCACCTTGTGATGCAAATACACATCTCCAGTTAGAGAATCCAAATGAATATCTTTCTCTAGCTTTGTAACGCATATTACCAGTCACAAAATCACCCTCAAGAGATGTACTCATAGGGCTTCTTTCAAAGTGCTTAAATCCGTCAGGACAATCAGTTTTGACAAACCAAGCATCAGTATCAGTAAGATAATGGTTTACTACATAACCTTGAGGTAGCATACCCATATTCTTAATAGAATTGATGTCGTTGTCAGATGTACCTACTCTTCCTGGTGTCTCAAGCAATCTGTCTGCGACAAATTGTAATTGAGGTGGAACAATAAGTTTCTGACCTTGAAGTGCAACCGTCAAGTTTCTGTCATCAACAAGAGTTGAGATGTTAATGAGAGCATCTTCTAAAGATGTTTCATTAAGATCTGAATATGTTGATGGTCTGTTACTTGAAGTTCCGCCGCCACCTAGAGGGTGAGCATTAGAAACTAAAGGTTGACCGTCGCCTCCAGTAACACTAGAGTTAAACGCATCATTTAATACTGAAGCAGCTTTAATTTGCTTTGTATTTGCCATAGATCTAGCCAAGGCTTTTGTATACCTTGAACCAAGTCTGTCATAAAGATTATCCTCAACAGCTTCTTCTGTAATTGCAAAAGCAAGAGCTACTGTTTCGTGTGAATATCTAGAAGTATATCCTTCTGTTGCATTGTCGAAGCTTACGCCTGCGCCTTCTGCTTTAGTAGGAGCACTACCGAATCCAACGATAAGTACCTCTTCTTCAAATGCTCTATCTGAAGATTCAGTATCGAAGATTTCTGCGTGTTCGGAATCGTACCTAGCATATTCCATGCCAAACAAGGCATTCAAACCAGGCTCGAGTTCCTTTGCTAATTGTGAACGATTAATTGCCATGATTAGACTCCTGTAGTTTGAGCATAGAAGTGCTCGTTAATTTTAACAATCATGTTGACGTTTGTAGACAATGTTCCAGTACCTAAAGCATTGTTGTCAGGATCTCCTGTAAATCCAACAATTCTTAATTGTGCTGAAGTTGCCGCAGTAGTTCCACTGATTTTAACAGCAGAAACGCCAGTTTGAGTTGATCCTGTTGAATAAACAATATCAGCGTTGTTACCAACTACAGTTTGGACAACTGAGCCAGTAGCAGCACTTTGAACTTCAAACAAAGCATTTGGGTCGTCAACTACGAATGCCACCGCATCTGATGTAACAGTACCGTTTGGCCAGTAAGCTGAATAGATTACATCGCCGTTAGAATCGGTATATTTACATCCCCTAAAGACTCCCAAAGCTTGATCACCAGCAGCAGCTACTAAAATAGTACCTGTGTTAGCCATTTTCACTAGGTCGCCTGAAAAAATATTTCCGCTTGCACCAGAAGCAATTTTGTATTCTGTGGTGCCTTGTGTGTTATCACCTGAACCGAGAATACCAACTGGTCTTAAGCCGAAAGGTGCATTTTTATTTGCCATTTTTTTTACCTTTTACCTAAAAAAAGTTAGTTTTTAGCAACAAAAAAAGAATTAACTTCTCTTGCCACCACCAAAAGTCACGCTTGTACTTCTCTGAGGTTTTAATATCGGAGAAGATGGGTCAGATTCTCTCATCAAATCATTGTCTACTGCATCTTGTTGCAGTTGAGCACGTTCATTGAAATAGGCGTTTCTTTCTTCACGTGTTTCATTCGGAATCTTCGCCAAAAGCAAACCACCAACCGAAACAACACCAGCGTGCTTTCCATCATCCATACTAGGAAGTTCAAAATCACCGATCTCTTCTTTACTAACCAGCTCGAAGCCTTCTCGTAATCTAGACATCACGTTCTTTTTATCTTCCTGGCCGACAATTTCAGCCCTTATCCACCTGTAAGAATATCCTTCAGGTGCTGGTGGCGTTTCCAACATAGATGGGGGACGCCAAGGTTTGCGAGCAACTTGTTTAGCTCGAGTTTCAGCAGAGCGTGGAGCTCTGTTATTAGATTTTGTATCATTTTTATCCATATGTCTACCTTTTAACGTATTTAGCGTACTCTGTTAGAGGTACGTTGAGTCTTTTTGCCATTTGAACCTCAGACGGGCTCAATTTAACATTTCTTTTACCTGATACTTTTGCATCAGCCCTTGTTGCTGACGCAACTTTTTGAGATGGCTTTGATTGAACATTACCACCATCATAAAACTTTTCTGGGAAAGCATCTCTTACACCTTGATCAAGCAAAGAATAATATTCATCTGATTCAGGTTCTGCTTTATTTCCTAAAATAATATCTTGATGTATTTTAAGAGTTTCCTCAGTCATTTCCTCATCATCAGCAAACCAAGAGTTTTTTTGTGCCCAAGCTTCTGCTTTTTGACTTGGGGGAGGAGGAGTATATTGTGGTTGTGCTTGTTGTGAAAAAACTTGATCAAATCCATCATCTTCTTGAACTTGTTGTTGTGTTTCAAGCTGTTGTCTGTTAGTTGATATTTTGCTTTCTTCTACAGCAATTTTAGCTAATATATCTTGTGCTTTTGCTACTTTATCAAAATCTTGTTCAGCATGTGCTTGACTTAAAATAGACATAGCTTGCGTCTTTTGTGATTTTAGTCGGTTTTCTGCTTCTGAAAGATATGATTGGTCAAGTGATGTGGTTTTCTGTTTTAAACCCTTATTTTCATCTCTTAGTTTTTTTGCATACTCGTATGCGGACTCTTGACCACGTTCAGCTTCCCTTAACTTTCTTGTTAAAGTATTGATTCTTTTTTGAACCTTTTCGGAATACTGAGCATGTTCATCTTCTGTCTTTTCTTCAGTCGAATCATCTTGAGATTCCTCTTCAGAAACTTCGGTTTCGACTTCTACAATCTCAGCCTCTTCAATCTCTTGATTTTCCTGATTTTCTTCTTCAACTTGATTTAATGCTTCTTCGTTCATTTTTTCCTCTTATAGCGTGACGATATCATCTGGATCAGAAATCGTAGCGATAACTTCGTCGTCGTTTATGATTCGGCATTCAGCATCATCACCCAATTTAAATCGAGCTCCTGCATACCGTCCTATTAAAACCCATTGTTTTTCTTCACACCAAGGGGTTTCACCAAACTTTTCTGTATCTTTATAGCAGAGCGGTCCCATTTTAACTACGTAAGCAACAACAGATGCTAATGCTTCTCTGTCAACCGTATCTTTTACTAATTGGATACCACCTTTAGAAACACCTCTGCCTTTATATGGCAATATAAGTAGACGCCAACCTGTTGGTTGAGGCATTCTATCTAATAAAGATTTTTCTAAAAGCGTTGGATCTAAAACTCTTTCCTCAGAACTAACAAAAGCCTGATCGACTTCTGATGTGTTTTCTTCTTGAATTGATTTTTGGGCTTCTTTTTCGACTTCCTGGGCTACGTGTTCAGGAACTATTACTTTGCTCTGTTTCTTCATCCTCTATTATCCTTCCTAGCAGTTCCCTTAAAATTTGTTCTGCGTCGACGAGAGAACTGTAACATCCACGCAAGTATTGGTATTGATCGTGATCCTTGACTCCAACAAGCATCGTATCAACGATATCTTGTTTTTTTTGATTAAGTTCTTTTAAAAACTTATCTCTAAGCCAAAGAGCATCCATTAATAAACGCCAGAGAACTTGCCACCAAACTCTGCGGCACCCATTCCTCTAGCTTTACCTTTACCCATTCCTGGTTTTGGAGAAGCATCCGCAGAAAAAGTTCCTGACTCTGCTTTAAACGTAACTGATCCTTTATTTGAATAGTTTTGTTTCTTCAAAACTTTTGGAGTTGATAAATTTTGTATATCTGTTTTTTTGATCATGTGCTAATTTTGTTGTAAATAAGTTTAATTTGCAAGTATAACCTTAACTTTTATTCATCATATTAGCGATAGATAATTCACGTTGTTGAGCAAGTCTTGCTCTTGCAGTTTCATCTTTCATGTCTGCAATATCTTCTTGGGTTGCAATTCTCTCTCTATCAATCCTATCTTGTCTTAATGATTCTTCCATTTTCCTTTGTTGCTCGGCCTTAAATTGTTGCTGTTCTTGTGCTAGCTCTTGACCTTTTAATGCAAGCTCTTGTTTTCTAATTGCCACCAAAGGATCTTCATCTTGTGGAGCGGATATCTGTTGCGTAAATTCATTCATCAACTCACTTAATATAGGTGCAGAGAACTGTGCAAGTATATCTGCTGATTGTGCCATAAGCATCTCAGCTTCGGCAGGAGGTATTTGTTGAGCCTGTTGCGTAATTTGTTCGTACTGCTGTCTTAATTCAGGAGGCATTTGCTCTAGTGCAATATTGTCTGCTTTCATTTGTAAATGTTGCATGATATGAGAATGAATGGTTGCTTGTACTGCAGCATTCATTTGGACAGGAGGAGTGTTTAATAAAGACATATGAACCGCTATATGAGCATCATGATTTTGTTGTGAGAATGCTTGGGCTGGCTGACCCATAAGTAATCCATTATTTTCAAACCCAGCTTCTATAGGTTTTGGTTCTATACTTGGGGGTGGCATTAGTAACTGATCTATATTATCAACGCCAATAGCAGCATACATTCTTCTATATGATTCATAAATTCCTTGTGGGCCATGAACTTCAGGGTTTGACTGAACTAACTGCATAAGTTCTTGAGCCATAGCAATTCTTTGTGATGCACTAAATATATCAGGATTACTGATTGGGAAGATATCAACCCTTTCATCAAAATCAGCAACTTTAATACTTACATTACCACTAGCTGTCATATATGGATATTCAGGAGGTAAGTAGTCTTTAAAAATGGTTGCAAGAAGTTTGAATTCCTTTTTTTGTGCGTTATGCAGTCTTTTGTGAATGGCAGATAAAACTTTTGTAGATCTTTCTAATAATGCTAATGTTGTTCCAACAGGAGCATTTGGATTGCCTTGTCCTACGTTAATTTCTGCAATAGATGCAAATTTAGATCCTGACTCAACTAGAATACCTAGTAAATTTAATAAAGTACCACTAGGCTCTTTGAAAGGTAACGGTTGAATTGATTCTCTTAAAGAACCGCCAGGGGCATCCACATCCCTAAACTCTCCAGGCTGTATTGGGGTGTCTTCATCCCTAATACGAATACCTCTCGTCTTAAACCCAGCAGGTAGGTTGGCGAGGGTACCTGCATCAATCAATTGCCTTAAAATTGATGTGGATGCCTTTGATAGTCCTCCGATCATATGTGTTAGACCGAAGCCATAAAATCCTAAACCTGGTAAAAATTTAAAGTGAACAAAGTATTCTATTTTGTTTCTTAGTGGATCTTCTTCTTTGAAGTTTCTTCTGACTGATAAAACTTTATTACTGTTTGAGTCAATAGTTACAATATACGGTAATTTTATACCTGTATATTCACCATCTTTATTTACATCCTCAAAACCTGGTAGATCTAAATTACAATGGATTTCATATAAAACTGACACTTCGTCAGAATCATAAGATGGCTCAATACCACTTAGCTTATCTATCTCTTCTTTAACGCCTGATACATTAGAAGTATCATCACCGTTCATTAGATTTACCATACGATAGAAGCCAATAGCTTGAAGCTTTCTAACTTCATTCTCTGGCATCTTAATTATGTTTGTAATTCTAGGACATGACTCTAAGTCAGTTGTGTAGTAAGGAACAACTAAATCTTCAGGAGCAATAAACTTTGAAACTGCTCTACCTAGAGTTTCGTCATAATAAACTTTTTTGAATGCACTTCCTGCTAGCGGTAAATAAAAAAGTAATTGATCGAGTTCTTCGTCAAACTCTTCCATCACATGCACAATTTGATAATTCATAAATTCTTGAACTCTTTGTGCTTGCTCTTCAATTACTGAATTGTAATCGCCAATCACTTGTGTCTTTACTGGACCGCCACTAGGAAATAATTCTTTATATGCTTGAGCTTGAAAATTGGTTACAGCTTCTCCTAAAAGAGGATGTATAACTCCGCTTGCTCCTTGGAATGGTTCTGATCTATCATCATCAAACTTCATACCAAGATATTTCAAACCGTCAGTATATGTTTTTTCCCAATCCTCTCTAGATGATTTATCTTTTTCTACACCACCTACTAGATCGCTAGCAATACGCATTAGCTCATCTTCAGGTAAAACTTCAGCTAGGTTTTCATCAAAAGTTGTTTCGATATCTTCTTCAATATCACCTAAAATAGCACCACCATCTTCAGTCATGGTAACTCCCATCGGAGTTTCCTCTGTCATAACTTCGATAAGTTCTCCGACTTCTTGTTCTTCAGGAGTTGTGTTCTTACCTGGGTTAAACTCTTCTACTTCGGGTGGTATTATGTTTTTTTCTATAGCCATTAGTGTAATGTCCTTTCAACTTTTTCAGAATCTCCATAGGGATTGTAAAACCCTGCAAGCTCACCTACAAGTTTTATATCTAAATATTGTGCTTGCTCTAACGCTAATTCAAAATTAGGGGCAACAATAATCGGGCCTTCATGTTGAATTCCGTCTTTTTCGTATTCTGTTAAAAATAATTTCATTTTAGTAATAAGCTCGTTTGACAGGTGCTTGCTCTAGGTCTTGATAGTCATCATCTAGAGAAACTAAACCACCCTCACGAAAACGCATAAGTGCTTGTGTCATAGTATCACATAAATCGTCATTCGCCCCAAAGGGGAATGATGCACACTCTTCAATCATCTCTTGTGCAAAATGTTTACTGGTAGGAGCCCAAACTAATTCACTTTCAAACATAGGTGCAACAGAGTGCATCCTTGAATGTTTGTCATGACCTCTTGATGGTGTGTAATTGACAACAGGAATACCCAATCTTCTTAGTTCATGTGTCAACGGAGTTCCTGATGCTTTTGCTTCAATAAGAACCATATCGGGTTCCCAATATTGATATTCTTCATATGCAACTCTTTTAAGCTCTGGAAAGTCCCATCTATCCCTTTGACAATCTAAAAGTATAATTGAATCAGGAGCATCTTCAGTAGGCTTAAACACACCCCACGTTGATATAGCAGAAAAGTCAGCCGTTTCTTTCTTGGAAAAAGCCGTATCGTAGCTTTGTATTATGTATTTTACGGCTGGTAATTCTTCATGCGTCCAATCATTCCACCATTCTCTTTTTATAATCGAACCTTCTTCAGCTGTTGGGGTTTGCATCCATTGTGCATTCCACTTAATAACAGGCAAAGATGCTTTAACTTTTTGTAGTTCGTCGATATTCCAAAACTCAGGCCATAAAGGGTTTTCCGTATCAGGAAATATGGCAGGAAACTCTATCACTTCCCATTGGTCTGCTTTCGCTTCTTTTTGCCCTTCCAATAACTTTGCAGTCAGGTCAATATTTGACCAACGAGTCATAACTAAAACAATTGCACCTTTTGGTTGCAAACGTTGCCTGGGACCTGATGTGTACCATTCCCAACATGCTTCCATAGCATTTATACTCAAAGCATCTTGTTCTGAATGTGGATCATCAATAATTAATAAATCAGCACCACGACCTGTAATCGCTCCTCCTACACCCGCTGCAAAGTATTCTCCTCCACCATTTGTTTCCCAACGTCCCGCTGATTTTGAATCAGCCTGTAATTTTACTTGTGGGAATATTCTTTCATATTCCTCAGTATCCATCATGTTTCTTACCTTTCTACCAAAACGTACTGCAAGTTCCCCTGTATGAGTGGTCTGCATAATTTTACGGTTTGGCTGTTTACCCATAATCCAAGCAGGAAAATAAGTAGACGCAAATTCTGATTTAGTATGACGAGGTGGCATGTTAACAATCAAACGATTGATCTCGCCTGTTGCAACTTTTTGTAATTTATCTGCAAATATTTTGTGATGCTTACCACAAATAAATTCAGGCCACATATGTTCAACGAACTTCAAAAAACTTTTTTGGCATTCGTCTTGTTTTTGTAAGGATTGAAGACGTTGTTGAAGCAGTAGTGCTTCTTTCATCTCCGTATCAGATAGGTGGGCTAAACTCATAAATCTTCAAGATCGTAGCTAATTTTATTCTCTTTGATGTTTTTTTCTAATTTTTTTATTTCTTGATCAAAGCTGTTTAACTTCTGTTTGTACTTATCTACGTTCTTTGCTTGATGTGTTTCAACATACTTTTTCTTATCTTTTTCTAATTTAGCAATCTTTTTCTTGAGTGGATCTATAAATAGTTTTGCTCTTTCAGCACTAGGCAATCTTCGGGCCATCATGTAAAAAATAATACTTTGCATATTATCATCATCTCCCCCCGATCGTGACTGGGAAAC